CTTGGCGCTTCTAATAAATCTAATAATGAACGTTGATCTTGTTGTAGTTGTATGATTAATTCTTGTCGCAAATCAATATCTTCTTGCGATACGTTGATCAATTGATAAAATTTAGAATCTGTATCTCCTAAATTATTCATATCAAAATCAATGTTAGCATTTCTAGTATTTTCAGTATTAATCGAATCAATTGCCGTTTGTGTTGTTTGATTAACTTCAAATACCTCATCGTTACATATTGAAGATAATAAATTAATAGTTGGGCCGATTAATTTTGATGCCAATCCAACTGCACCATTTACGACTCCTAAAATAATAGATGCTTGAGTTAATGCTTTAGCAATGTTTGCAACCAATTCATTTTGTACTGCCAATGCCTGGCCTACTGCCGGAGGAGATGGAATTGGATTTGCTAGTTGTGCATTAATTAATACCGATGCAATTTGTGCTGCAACAGTTAATGCAGGTATTATAATATTTAGAATACGTAAAATATTTTGAATTTGCGCAATATATCTTTGTATTTGTTGTAAAATTTGTTTAAGTTCAACAATCTTAGGATCATTGCATGAAATATTTTTAGGTAAAATATTAGATTTTGATATTGCTTCTGCAACTTTTTGGTTTAATTTTGCAATAACCTTGTTCAATGCAGTTTGCAATTTATTTATTGCAGCACCTGGTTTACTAGTAATTTGATCAAAAGGAAATGCTACTGCCATATTATGTCTTTGTCATTTTATATTTTGTACTATTCAAATTAGGTAATAAATCAGATATTTGGCCTAATATTGTAGCTGCATTAGTTACGCACGGTGCACCACCTGGGCCTGTAGAACCAGCTGCAATTGCTTGTACAATTAGTTGTAAAATTTGTTGCAATACTAATCCATGTGCCAATGGCTCCGATGCATCTTCTCCGCCTATATAAATTTCGTTGGGAGTATTTAAAACAATGCCAGCTTCAGAATCAACTACAGCAATATCTGTTTTAGCACGTAAAATAATTCTATCTGCAACACCAACAAATTGCGAACCTGCAAAGGAACCGTTATGTACGGTTAATTGTTTTGTTAATGTTAGTTTATTTAAATTTTGTGTACTAGTTAAATATAAAGACGATGAATCTTGTTCTACATCTTCTACAATAAACTGTTTGGATGGTAAATTTTTACGACCATTTGATAAAACAATGATTGGATCACCGCCGGCTGTCGACGGAGTAACCCATTCTGCATTCTTATAATAATACCCCGCTGGATAAGCCGTATTAACGCTACTACCAAAACGAATACTATTACCCATTCTCCCTTCAATTAATACATCGCCTTCATATGGCTGTAATGGAGATATTGATTTACGTATAAATGTTTTTCCTGGTTTAATAGCATCAATTTGTTCTTGTGTCAAACCATCGGAAATTCCAGGTAACATGTTTTCGTTGATTGATGATTGCAAATCAACTGAACTAACATAATACCATCCTTCTCGCCATTTATTAGATGTCGATTGTTCATTAAATGTTCTGTAAATTAATACAAATTCTCCAACTAATGGAATTTGTTTTATATTGATATTAGATGGTTTTGCAATGTATATTTTATTATTATAATAACTGCTACACGATCTAACTCGTAAAGCAAATAAACGATCTACCGTAGTATCAGAACGATCAGCTGGTACATATTGATATGTGTAATCATATTCTAATACTTCAGCAACATCCCATTCTATTTTACGATCATTCATTCAAATCCTTTTTAGTATCCATTGATTTTTCAATACGTTGCTTTAATGCAGCAGTTTCTTGTTCAATTGAATCTAATTCATCCGTTAATTCTGCAGATAATGTTTGTTCAGCAACGCGAAGTAATTGTTGTTTTTCTTCATCACTTAACAAGCTGTCAGCACCAGAAATAGTTTGTTTAGTTGAAATATATCGTTGTACGATTGCAGTTAATTTAACTAAATGATCATCATTTTTAACTGCAACGTCTAAATATTCTTTAATTAAAGGGACAATGATAGTAGCATCAGATGCATTTTTAATTAATGGTTGCAACTGAGCAATAAGTTGATTAATTTGTCTATCTTTCTTTTTTGAATTGTGATAAACATCGGACATTAAATCGGCAAAGGTTGTTCCTTTGAATAGTTCATCGTTCTTGTCCATATATAAAACCTTTTAAATAAATATCAAAAAGGTAATTTTATGAAGTCCGTTTGTTCGTATTCTAAAAATTTAGCTTCATAAATTTGTTTGAGCGTTTTAACAACCCGAGTAATATTTGTTGTTTCTAAACCTGTTCTTTCTCGAATATAAATGTATAACGCTTTCTTATTGAAATTTTCAATATTTTCTCGAGTTTCAAAAATATGTAGAACCGAATCGGCAACATGTATATCAATTGGATTTGAAAAAATATAATTTAAATTTTCATAACAATAGTTAATATATGCATTCATAAAATATTGCAATGTTTCTTGCATATCTTCATTATGAATTTCTGTCATTATGTTGCGTTGTTCATCAATATTTAATTCTTGCATATCTGCTTTTCTTTTCGAATATGCTTTTTGATTCTCTGCAATCAAATAATTAAATGATGTTCTAGTATAATAAGAATATGCCTTTCCGGCATTAGGATTAAATTTATCTAATCGAGCCGTTAAATATGTAACCAGATCGGTTTGCAAATCTTGAAACGTAGAATCAATATAATCTGGTTTAACCTTGTTGATAATGTTTTCAGCTAATTTCATGAATGCAGGATAAATAAATCTACGATAAATTTTTTCTCGCAATGGTAAATTGTCATGAGTACGATTATATGATGCAATCGCGTATTCTGTTATTTTTGTAAAATATGATTTACTTTTTTTCTTCCTGGCCATTTGTAAACTCTTCTTTTAAATCTTCAATAACTTGTTTTAACATATCAAATGTAGTCCCAACTTCATCTTCGGCTGCAAATGCACCTTTAGTATCAATTTCTTGCATTTTCATATATGACTCCATAATTTTATCATACATGTATAAATTAGTCATTTCTAATGATTGAATATATTCAGTTACATCTTCATCTTGTTCTTGCAAATCTGCAACAGCACCTGCAAGAAACCAAATTCGATAACCTAGATATGTACATAATCCAGTTAATAATAACGTTGTTATAATAAAAAATATCATGTTTATTCTCCGTTAAATGCTTTGAAAATATCCGTTAATGTTTGTTCAACATCTGGATTATTTTCAGCTAAATTTTTCAATCCATTACTTTTTGTAATTTTAGATTTTTCTTGTATAGGTTTAACTGTTTCTTTGTCTTTGTTTCTCCAACGCTCAAATTCAATTTGCGCTGCCATATGATCTGCATGATGCAAAATGATAGGAAGATTTGTTTTTAATTTGGCTTGTGCTGAGCGAGCAACATAGTAAGGCTTATTTGCATCATCATACATTCCATCATGAATTTTAATTGCCTGATATTCATTCCAAGACATTTTAACATCATATTCTTGTAGCAACCAAATTGAAAGATCTGGTACCATAGTAAATGGAATGTTTTCATTATGGCGATACATTTTGTTTTGATTTTTGCGATGCCAATCTGAGGTTTCTATTTGATAAACTTCATTGCCATCTCCTGGAAATCCCACTTTGCCTAAATCGTGATGCATTGCAGCAAACATCAATTCTTCCATGGTATATCCGGACATATCTGCACCTGATGATTGCCATGTTGCATATAATGTTTTAGCACATTCCATTACTCGAAGTACATGATCTACATACCCTCCGGCAAATGCATTATGAAAATGTGCAATAGATGATGCTGGCATCATAACAATGCGATCTTCTAATTCATCATACATTTTATGTAATTGTGCTGCTCTTGTTGGAAAGAACAAGTCAATTTCTTTGCGAAACTGTTCCCAGTTTGATTTAATTTTTTCTGCTTGTAACATAACTTATTATATTGATTTATTTTCGTATTTCCAATACTTGTCCATTAACAAGTTTTGACACACATTTATAACATGTAATTGCCGTTGCATTTTCATCAACTCGTTGACAAATTTCATCACAATATTTACATTGCAATTTTTTGAATCCTTTTCCTTTGGGAGAAGTATTATTTTTTATATTTCGCATTTCTTTCATTTCTTAAACGATTCCAATATGATAAAATCTGAGGTTCGGATTTTTTCTTTACCGGAGGTTCTGGTTTTATAACTTGTTCTGTAACTTCTATATTTTGTGTAATCGCGTTCGTATTACTTGTATTAAGTTCTTTATTTGCTACAATAAGAAGCATAATAGCTAATGGATCAAATACTATAATAAGTGCAATAATCAGCCAATTAACTATAGTATCCATTGTTTTTCCTGTAATTTTAGAAATATACTTTAACGGGCCAATTTCAGCAGCTACATCAGACGATGTTCGTAAATCTGTAATTTTCATTTCTATTGCAGTTATAGAATCTGATAATGACGATTCGCGTTGTGTTAATTCATTAAGATGTGTAGTTGAATATTCTAATTGCCGTTCGTATGCTTTTCGATTTTCATTACTAGTTTTTATTATTTGATTTCCGTTTCGGTCTGTATATTGTATGCGATTATTTGATAATGCTGCCGTTAATTGTTGTACGTTTTGATTTACTGCTCGTTTTTCATTGGTTGTTGCAGTTAATTGTGTTTCAAATCTAGATTGTTTAGTTTGATAATTTTCTACTAAATTTTCTAAATTTTCAAATTTATATGCAGTTTCTTGATATGCTGAAACTAAGAATCCATATATACCTAATGAAGTTATACACATTAAAATACATACTGCAGTTATTAAATAAATTCGAATAAAATTTGACAATGTATCCCATGCTCTATGCAAATAAGACGCTGTTATTAATTTCGAAGTCTCTAATGTTCCGGCAAGAATTGTCACCGCTATGAATTGCGATGAAAACAATTTACTCAATCCAAATACACTGTAATATGCTGCACTCATTGCTAACGCAATCGATGCAAATAAGATTATATACGGAAATCGTTTTGTCATTATCCTCGATCAATGTAATATTTTGCAGCTTCCAATTTTTTTAAAGCTCGAGCTAAATTGTCAAGTGCAGATGCTTTGTCAATTTTACCTTCATTAAGTGCTTTTGCAGTAACTCGAATAGTTTCATGTGCATCGGAAATATCATCCGTAATTTTTGCTTTGAATTTATAATCCACTTTCATAAATAACCTTTTATATTAATATTATATATAATAAATATATTATTCTAAAATTAATTGGGTATTTTTACAATATTCAAAATTCAAATTAGTCAATGCTAATTCTTTTGCTTTTGCCTCAACCATAACATCGAGATCAGCTACGCCATACGTGTCTGGAAGCCGTGTAATATAATCGGCATGAGCCTGCTCCTTGATCTTGGTAAACTCTTTGTATTGTTTGTGAAAGGTAGGCCAATTGGGCAAGTCGGCAATGTCAATACCATGGTGCTTAAACATACGCTCAATAAGAATCTGTGCTTCGCGTCGACGGGACTCACTGTAATGAGTGCATTGAGTAACACCATGGCGCTGCCAAGTCTCGCGAGCCATGAAGAATGCTTCTTGTTCGGTCAAGTCACCGGTATTGAAAGTGTGATGCCAATAATCAAATGTAATCGGTATAGCAATCTCAGCATGCAACATCTCATACAACTCACGCACCGAATACATAGATGCCTTATCGTCATTCTCAATAACTAAACGCGCCTTGCAAGAATCTGATAAACGATCATAGTTATGCAACCACCGTGCAATAGTACCAGGCTTATCATTGTAAGTAGCACCTACGTGAATATTGATCTTGTTCTCAAAGCTAGGTGCAAAACCCATCATATCAAAGAGCTCAGAATGTCGTTCAAGACCAATGATAGAATTATCAACAACTACAGCATCAGGACTGCCAAGAATATGAAATGGACCAGGATGCGTTGTAATGCGATGACCATGTGCACGTGCATAATCACCCGCGGCACGAAGATGCTGAGCAATAAGATCAATGTCAGGCAAATCTTCAAGACGATAATGATTCCAACGCGGAAACAACTCAGAGCCTAAACGAAACAATCGTATACCATGAGCCTCATTCCATTGCATAATAGTTAATAAATCACGAGCATTGGCAAGTGCAATGTCAGATGCAAGCCGTAAGCCACCTAGTTTAAATTTACGATCAATCATGGCACGTCCGGTACGAATACCTTGGGCGGATAACTCCATGTTGATACAAGCATAACCGAAACGAATCATATATGTTTTATTTTATATTATGTAAAAAAAGTGAAAAATCCAAATACATTATTTTTTTTTTGATTGATATTTATTATTGTAACATTGAACATATTTATTAGAAACCATAAAGGAACATAACCAAAATGAAAAATTTACTTTCAGAAAACATGCTACGGTTCGGAACCAAAAATTTATCTGAATCGGCACAAAGAGAATTAGTTCTCAAATCAATCATGGAAACCATTAATGAGCATGGGTTGCATAATGCAGTTCGCAGTCGATTAATGGAACAAACTAAAGAAGATCCGGCTTGGTTGAAAACAGCTAAAGATGCATTAATGGGCGAAAATTCGTATCCATTTTTATCAATTGGAATACTTAAAGCGGGAGCAACATATTCTACACCAACGAACATGGTATTTTTTACCTTGGGGGCAGAGCCGAAAGGTAAAGCGCGTATCGGCGTTATAGCAAAAGGAGCTACGTGGAAAGGATCTACAAGTTTAACAGTAGCATATTGTCCTATGACAGTGTACGATGGAGGATCTGATCTTGTTAGTTCCCCAGGACAAGTATTTGATATAAATACGTTACAAGGTAATACGCTACAAGAACTAGTAAATGGAACTTATAAAGTTAATGGTAAAGTTGTAAAAGGAACGGCAACCAATGCAGTATGGTATCCAACAACGCAAAATATAATATGTACTGCTGGTGGTCAATTGATGATAATGTCGAATGCAAATGATTATGCAGATGACATGCGAACTTCTTTCTTAGCAATTAAGAATGATAAAAGTGGTGCACCTGGGCCAGGTGGTCAATATAAAGGCTAAGATAAAACTTAATTAAAAAATAAGGCAGATTGTTCTGCCTTATTTTACTATGCGAACAATTGGTTTATTTTATTACGACAATAAATGTATAGAATCCATCAAAATTAGTATCATCAAAATAAAATCCATATTCTGTTGCCGATGCAGCAGTCATTTCAAAGAAATCAGTATCAGTCATTGTTGCCAAATCAATAAAATAGTTACAATATGCTCTTTCTTTATTTTCAAAATGCATTACGATATTTTGATACTCCACTGATTCAAATAATACATATGTGCTAGCGTAGTCCGCAGCTATTTCATTTTCATAACTATATTTCAAATTTTGTGAAATAGTGTCATTATATTTTAATGTTGATTTATTGTATCGGGCACGCATTTCGTTTAATGCATTTCCAAATTCCAATCTAACTAAAATTTCATCTAAAAAAACTAATCGTTCGGTAAAATCAATACTATCGGTTTTTGGAACAACTTCAATAAGTGATGATATACCTCCCGTAGAATTAGCATCGGGTAACTTGTATTTTATAATATCAGAATACCATGGGTAATCGGCATCGATAACATTTTGATATTGTGCGGTGGCATTAAATGTAATTAAACTAATAGCAACAAATAAACGTTTCATAACTTAATTTTTAACTGGTTAATTATATTACAATAATATGAAAATAAATTCGTAATTCCAAATTCATGTATTTTATTTTAACCTATATTTATACGTAGTAAAAGGATACAATGATTAAATTAAAAAAATTACTTTTAGAACAAATACCTGCAGGAGAACAAGATTTTTCTAAAGAACTTTTTGAAGAATTAAAAACTGCAGGGTTTGGGGTAAATGATAACAACCCACCTGCAGCAATAATTTATAAATCAGGATTTAGTTTAACTTTTGAAAATGGAATATTAACAGAAGGAAAATTTCCATTTAAAACTGATATTAAAGATATGGGTAGCGATCGTATTGCTAAAGAGTTTGCCACCGAATGGGTAGCACGCGACACTTACGGTAAGATGTTGTCATATACAGCTACTGCTGATGATATTGCATTTAACAAAACATTAAAACCAAAAGACAGAGCTATGAATGTAGTCGATCCAGTGTCTAGATCGGATTTTGGATATTGGGAATATACGTCAATGGGGTCAAATTTAATCATATCCGCAATTGGAAAAACAAAAGAAACTACGACACTTTATAAATACTTACCAGATATTAAAAAATTAGGCGAAATTGCAATTAAATGGACGACATTCAATAATGCTAATTTTAAAGATCAAGTAAAAATTATGGGTCAAGATTTGAAGCAAATGGCACAGCCCGGAATTGATAAAGCAAAACAAGCAGTAAAAGGTGTAGCACAAAATTTATTCAATAAAGACAAACAAAAAACAACTACGACACAATAATTATATTATATAAAAGGTACAAATGAAACACATATTAAGTGAAAATTTATTGCGGTTTGGCGTAAAAAACTTGACAGAATCGCAACGCAGAAGTTTATTAACAGAATTAAAAGATCCAGTTAAAACTACTGCTAATGTTAAAAGAGATTTTAAAAACGGCGCCGGCCAAGTAGTAAAATCAGTTACTGGTACTGAAATTACATGTACATACAAAGTACCCGATGTAACTACATCAGTTGATCCAACTACGGGTGCTAAAACCGGAACTCCCACATCAATCGATAAAAAAATATCATGTTTTGTATATCAAGAAAACAATGCATGGAAAACTGGTGCAGTCAACGTTGAATATAAAACAACGAATGGAGATGGTTCATTTAGTTTAATGGCAAATGCCGCTGGTGTTTTTTCGATATATAACGCGGCCCCAGCTGCATTAAATTATACAGGACCAGGTAATAAACCAGTAAGTGCAATAAAAGCAGTAATAGATGCTGTATCAAAAGCAACAGGTAAAACATATTCATTAGATGCAGCGGCAGAAACAACGTTGAATTCATCATTTAGAAATAAGTATGCTACGACAAGCGAATATACGACGGATAACT